GTGGCACCCCACAGGGTACGACCGAACAGAGCCGCCTCCGGGTCCAGCGGGTTGCCGGAAGCCGGTGCGTAGATCAACTTGTCCTTCTCGAACAGGTTGCGGACCTCTGTCTCTGCGGTATCCAGGTTATCAACCTTGACCTTGTTGGTCGGCAGGTTGACGATCCGGGGCAGATCGTACTGATCGAACAGGGCCTGCAACTCGGTGACAGAAGCGCGGGGGCGGTTCGGGTCTCCGGTAGCGCCGAGAACGACGGTCGGGTGGGTGGAGATGATACGTCTGACCTCAGACGACATCAGGACGGTCTCCGGACGGAAGCCGTTGATCTCCTCGTACAGGTCCGCGTCGGCCTCGATCTGTGCCAACGGATCGGCAGTCGGATCGGAGAAGAGCAGCGGAGCGGTTGTGGAGAGACGAGCGTCACGTCCGAAGTCGATGGTCTGTCGCAGACCACCGGAGCCGTGAATGTCAACCTTGCCGTTGGCAAGAGCGTTAGCACGCTGGTAGTTCACCTGCAGAGCGATCGCTCGGGTTGCGCGTCGGACGAGTTTAGCGCTCTCCAACTGAATCGCGTCCTTCGCGTCGTTACGCATCCGAAGACGAGTCTCCTCGTCCAGGGTGAAGTTACGGGACAGCGGCATCAGGCGACCTCTGGAAGCCTGGCCTTCTCCCCACTTCTCGGAAGTGGTGTTACCGTTGAACATACGCCAGTTGGCGGCGGTAATCATACCGTCAGAGCCACCTGTGTCGATCTCGTACTCAACGTCGTTGACCTCCAGGGACGGGAAATAACCCGCGAGGGAGGAGGGATCGTTAGCCTCGAACTCGGCAAGTTCGCGTCTCGCGATGGAGACGGCAACTTCCGGCTCAAGAAAATCTCTATTGACCTTTGCCATTAGTTACAAGTCTCCTTAAAGAACGGTGTTCGAGAACTGAGCGGGCAGATCAGCCGGGTCAAACTCGACCGGGAGCCACTGACAAATGACCTCTCCGCGAGTCTGGACGGCGACCGGAATGGACTCGGTGTAGAACTCACCGTTGACATCCGTGATCTTGTGAGGGCAGAATGTGAAGCCCTGGACCTTCTCGCCAGCGGTCTTCGCCTCGGCAGAGAAAATCTTGAGAGCGTTGTCGGTGTCGCGGTACAGCGGAACACCTCCGAGAAGCCAGCCACCAACTCGGTGAGAGCCTTCAGCCTTCAGGGCTGCGTCGATCACCAGGTTGCCGTTCTGACCATCCGACATTCCTGTGGTGTTGACCCGCCAGCGGTTGTCCTCAATGGACGTGTAATCGCCGTAAGGCTGAAAACCAAGGTTATTGGAATGAGCCATAGTTCCTCCTACTTATCTGTATCAGGGAGGTACCGAGCAAGGCCCTCCTTCTTGGGATTGAGTATATCATGCTTATCAGACTTCCCCTTCGGGGGAACTCTGTTGGCGATACCCGAGACGGCCTCTGCGAACTTCTTCAACTTCTCGTCATCCGCCTCTCCGTCGCTCTTAAGTGTATCATAAGAGATAAACTCAGTAAGAGAGTCTACCAGATCCACGTCGATACCCTTTTCGCGGAGTTCTGCCTTCAGCGTCTTGGCGATGTACTTGTTCTCTCGCTCTGCGGCCAACTTAGCCTCTTCCTCGTCCTTGGGGTCCTCAGAAGGCTTCTCGTCATCCTTCTTGCTCTCGGCTGCGGCCTTGGCTTCTTCTGCTGCCTTGGCCTCCTCTGCAGCCTTAGCCTCTTCTGCGGCCTTGGCCTCTTCAGTCTTCTTCTCGTCCTGCTCTCCCGCCAGGATCTTGATGACACTGAGCAACTGCTCTTCGGTGTAATTAGCCATTGAAAGGCACACTCTCCTTCTTGATGTTTCCGCGCTTATTGGGGTGGTCGTTCACGAGTGTCGGACCGTACTCTGGGTGGTCAACCACCTTGTACTTCTGTCTCTTCAGGCTCCAGCCGTGAGTGGTGTTTCCGGCCTCTCGGTAAAATACCTCAAGGTCCTCAAAGTTGATCTGTCCTCCCGGATCAAAGATCTCACCATTAACTGAGTATATCTCACATGTCTCGCAATTGCAACCCGAATGGATAGGCAAAAGATCGCCACGCTTGTACTCCATTGTGGAAGCCACAATGCACAGTCCACAGGAACGACCCGACTGAGACAACTCGGGATGCACGACCCGCCTGAAGCCGATGACATCCTTCGCTGAGATCTGATCGAGTGCGTGCTTGTAGATGTTCCGGGAAGACCCGGCCACATCCTGGCTGACCATGCGCTCTACCAGTTCCTCTGCCTTCTGCTCGGCGTATCTCTCGATAACTACTGAGACTTCGGAATCTGTAAGGGTGAGCGTCGGCTCCTCAGGCTCGGCGGTGTCTCCACTTCCCTCTGCAGAAGAAGCCTTCTTGGACTTTGACTCTCTTCTGGCATCTGAAACTTCGGAAGCAAGTTTTTGAAGTTCTGCTTCTCGTTCTGCCTTCGCGATTGCTCTTCTCTCTCGGAGGCTATTCGTCGAGATCTCATAGTCGCTCGGGCCTTCTGGGTCCGTTCCGCCTTCCGCTTCGCTGGCTTTACGGAACGCCTCGACCCACTCTTCTGTGCCATCTGCTACCCTTTCCACTGCATCGGAGGAGATGTTGTCCGGCCTCGGAATTGGGGTGACAAGTTCGTCTTCGTACTGTGCCACCAATTCCCGGATGATCGGATCGTCCGGCTTTCTCTCCAGGTTCTTCTTGTACTCTCTGGCGACCCTTGCGTAAGCGACCTCCAGGTCGGACCCGCGACTGAAACGAAGATCCTCCGGGATGTCACGCTCCTTGGGGATTGTGCCGTCAAACCGAACTCCGACAATCTGAGTTCTGGCTGCAACCCCGGACCAGGTCACCTCCTGAGACTGCCTCACAGCCGCTCTGACGACCGCTGCAGCCGCCTTGGCGAACGCAGCGACACCAGCCTCGGTGAGGAGGTTTGCAGCCCTCAGGAGGGCCACCAGGTGCATTGTGGCCGTCGCTGAGATCGCTGTCTTCGCGTTCGCTACTGCGAGCACAATTCCGGCGATCTGAGCCAGTGAGGCCTGCTCAATCTGCTCGGGGGTCGGCTCCATCCCCGGAAGGACACTCGGCAGGTCATACACCGACTTCTTCGGAGGCAACTGATTTGCTGGGATCATGCCTGGTTAGCCTTCCTTCCCTCTTCCTTGGCCTTGACCAAGGTGCTCGATGTGTTCCCGACGTTAGCCGCCTGAGACTGGTTACCCTCTGCCGACTTCGCCAGCGGAGTAGGTCCGTTCACCGGGTTGGTGAACTGGTTGCGCATGGCATCCGCCAGGAGTTCGCCAATGGCTCGCTCGATCTCTCGCGGAGTCATCTGCATACCCTCTCGCAGTGCCGTCTTGATCGACAGACCCTGACCTCTCAGGCTGGCGTACGCGGCTGATCGCTCGTTGAGAGACAGGATCTCCACCGGAGGCCAGATAATCTCAAGATCCTCGATCTTGGCCCGCTCTGCGTCACCGTTGACCTCCATGAGGATAGAAACGTGACGACGAAGGCGAGATCCGAAACGACGACGGCGGTCCTTGACACGATCGTAGTACGACTCCTTCTGCGTTGCAGCGCCTTCCGCAGAGTTGTTGACGGAGTCAGAGAAGTAGTTCATGGGCGTGGAGGTCTGTGCTCCAAGAGCACGCTCGTCCGCCTTGACCGACTCCAGCAGTCCACCGTACTCTGTCGTAGAGGACTCCCAGATTTCCGCGCCTTCCGGCAACTGCCACATACGCGCCGGACCTGACTCGAACATCTCCGTGTAGTCGATCGGTCTACCCTTTTCATCGACCTTCGGGAAGTTGCCGGTGATAGCACGCTGGCGGAAAGCCTGCATCGTGGCGATAATGACGCGCTGGAAGATCATGTGGTTAAGACGGTTGATGATGTCCGTCGAGTCCGAGAACTCTGTCTTTCCGTCCTTGTTCTTGAGGACTGTGACCGGAATCCGGTCTGCAGAACCTACCGAGACTTCCTTCCACCACACCCACCCTCCGGTGATGTTGTTGTCCAGCGGGACCTCAGCGTCGTCGCTGGTGAGGACGATCCCCCGCTTGGAGATGTAGGCCGGTTCCTTGTGGTCTCTGGTAGCCAGGAACATCCGAACCTTACCCTCGGCCTCCCCGGTAACCTTGTTCACGGACCTCATGAACACCTGAAGGAGGTCACGGTCGAGAGCCTTATCTCTGCGCACCACGATCGCCGCAGCAGGCTCATCGACGGAGTCCATCAGTACCGCCGCGTTATTGGCCGGAACCACGCGCTGACGCTTTGTTGACGGATCAACCAGCAGATAGGAGCGCCGGTAGCCGCAGGCCGACTCGATCGCGTCCTGGATCTTGTACCCCATGTCGTCGCGGTCGAACATCTGAGCGACGATGTCGTCTCCGAACTCGTCGTTCGCAGCAGCGGTGCGGAACCCTTCGATTCCGCACTTGTTGGTGACAGCGGAGACAACCAGCCGAGCGTAGTTGTTCCTCGACATGTCGCGCAACTGCTCCATGCCGTTAAATTCCTTGTCCTTGCCCGGCTCGAACTGGTTTCCGAGCGGAGCGCCTTCCATGAATGCCTGGTCCTCCCGGATCACCTCGATCCGGCCCTTCATCTCCTCGAACAACTGGCCGACAAGATAGTCAACCCGCTTCTCCTCATTACCCATGTCCACGGACTTGCCGTACTGCACTGTGAATGTCGCCACTTATCTCAACCTTACTGGAACCTGAATAAATTCCGTCTCCATCTTCGCACCCTTCTTGATTGCATCAAGACGTGCCTGCCAACTCAACACTGCAGCCATCGCAGCGTCAAATTTTCTGTCCCTGTTGATCTTAGCAAGTCTGTACTTGCGGCGACCTTCGTCATCGACAATGTTCAACTCGTTCTTGCCTGCGTTGCCGATATGGCGAACGAGATCCTCATCGCCGTTATGTGCGAGATCTCCGAGATAAATGGCTTCTGCGTAGTCTCTCAATGCGTAGTACATGTTGTTCGTGTTCCTTGTCGGCCACTCGATGACTCGACCCTCCCAGCGTGAGGCCCAGACATTTCCGGCCTCCTGCCAGTACGGCGGATCAAAGTACATGACGTACACATCGAAGTCCTCGAAACACATCTCTACGGCTGCGTGGACCTCTGCGATCGGCACCTGCCAGGTGACGGCATCAGCCGGTCTCTCCCACAGACCGATCAGCATCTGGACTCCGGTCTTGATGTCTGTCATCACCAGAGCGGTTGAGTCCTGCGTCACGGCTCCGTCAAAGCCGAGAGTAACGAGCGACCCTCTCTTGATCGCCAATTCCGGGTCCCCCAATTCCCGGAAGGCCTGCACGTCAAATGCGGTTTCCGAGGACTGGGTCCATCGGTTGCACCACACGCGCTCAAGATACGACTTGTCGTTACCGTCATCATCCCACATCGCAGCCACGGTTGTCAAGTCTCTGAACTTGGAGGCCTCCACACCGGAAGCCTCCTTGAGAGCGCGAATGCGCTCACCCATAGTCGCAAACTTCGCGTTCTCGTCGGAAGTGCCACGATGATAGAAGAACGTTCTCGGCTCCTCGACCTTGCCTTCGGCCATCTTAACACCGAGACGGTAGTGGTCTCGCGCAATAGACGGCTCTGAGGGGTCTCCAGCGGTGGTACACGTCAACTGCCAGGCATCATCCACATAACGCTTAGGAAGGTTGTTCACCATCGTCTTATAGGCCGCACGGTGACGGTCCTCATGAAGGCGGTGAGGCTCATC